TCAGTCATAGCAAACAAATCAGGCATCACAGTTCCTACTTGTCCTCTATATTGGTCGTGATGTTTATTCTCAAACGGCCAATAGTATATTTTATTTTTAAAGTTCCTCTGAGTCTCAATTAACTCCTCTGGCGTAGTACAACTATCTACAGCCAAAGCGGACGAAAGAAAGTCCGAAGAGTACGTCTTTCCAATGCCTGGGGCTCCCGCCACGACAACAAACATAGGATCATTACGTTCACCAACATCTAAACCAGCATCTGCAACATTCCGCTTCAAGGCATACATTTTATCTTGCAATCCTTTTAAAGCTATTTGCATAGGCTGACTTTTAGAGGTTATGTCTACTGTGGTAATGTAGTCATTAATCTCCATGAATAACCGAGTCACCTCTTGTGAGAATTTAATATCAACTCCCATAGGATTTTCAATATATATCATATTTAGTTGGTTCACTTTTTCCATTAATTGCTTAATCTTAGTTTCCTGTGGCTTCAAGAAGTCAAACATCTCCATTCCCAACGAAGATGAAATCATGGTCATAACACTCTTGAACCACTCAACGATAGTCTTAAACAACTCACTCAATTTAGTGGCATTCATAGCTGCTGAACTTAAACTCTTTACAGAAGAAGTCAACGACTCAAAATTTATAGTCGTGCCAGCAACAAGAAACAACGCACCTTGAGCAACCACCATTAGCCAATCACTCCAGTCAGTCTGAGGGGAGGTTTTCATCCATTCAGACAACCAAGAGACACATATCTCCTTGGCCTTAGCTCCTAATTTCAAAAGAGCAAAAAGTCCAATGATAGGTTTTATATATTTTATTTGTGGTATTTCATATTTTCGCTCAATTATCTCAACAAATACATAGACAAGAGCAAAAGAGAAGACCGCAGTAGCAGGATCATCAAGAAAGTCGAAAAGCTTACTAAAGCTAAAATTAATATCGACTCCTTTTTCGGCAACATTAGTAGCAGATTGAACTACCTGATCAACCATAGGCGTTAAATTATTCAATACTGCTCCCAATGAGCCACTAAGACAATCTATAGAACTTCTCATGCCATCAGCCTTGTTCTCAACAAGGTGAATAATATCTTGGGCACTTAAATTCATGTCACCCATTGTAGCAGCAAGCTGTTTCATACCAATTGGATCAAAATCACCAAGACCCATTTGAGCTTGCGTTCTCAAAGAACGACGAATTGTCAAAGATAAGTTTTTCATTATACGTTTCATCACATACAGCTGAACTTCTACAAAACAGCCTTCATTAACCAGATCCTTATAAGAAACAAATCCATCGGGATCTGTAAGGGATATATACACCTTTATTCTACCATGGGGGAGATGTGTTTCACACAAACACACCTCATAATACTCATTCTTAAGACAGTCGTTGAAAATGACTGAATAATATAGAACGGAATTCTTTGCTTCCACAGAGTGGTGGTCGCCTTCACATATTACGCTTTTCACTGCGTCTTCAGGGCAATTTACACCTGGTTCGATATTACTAGTTAAAGCTATGGTTGTAACCATGGGTTTAATTTTGTAACGGGGGGGTAGCTGAGTTGGACAATATTATATCGGGATTATCAAGTCCCCTATTCAATTCTTTCTAGAACTGCCAAGAATATATGTCTTTCCATAAGTCAACTCTCAATCTGTATACACTTCCATTAAAATGCAGCTCAAACACGACACGTGTAAGCTCCAAGTTCCGGGTTTCGTTTACATAGGGTGAGACACTTACAAACTATACTAATTACGGAGTGAGTTTTCATGGGACAGCTACGAACCCACTACTAGAACCGACCACAACAGTCTTCATAAATAAGGTTACACATTAAAACTTATTTGTATACATCAACGGTTCAGTTTCCGAATGATGTCCTTTTATATTTTCTTTTTATTTATATTTACAAACAAATATTTACTCACAAAGAGAAGGATTAAATGGTAATAAACCCTAACACCTAAT